AGCGGTTTTCTCCCAAGTCGTGTACCACGGAAGGATATAGCACCAAGCGTTACGGGAGCCGCCAAGGACGCGCCAATACTGCGATCCCATGAACTCGCCTTTGGTCTGTGCGGGATGCAGCCTGGTGTTCGGCGCGAGCGTAACCGGCTCAAGAACCGCCATGACGTCGGCATCCAGTAGCAGGGAATCCGAATACACCGTGCCGGTGTGCGCTCCGGTGGCTCCGGTGTACGCGCGCAGCAAGGTAAAAATCGTTTCACCCGGCACTTGGTTGTCGAACACGGCGTCCTTAATCCGGTTGAGGATCGCGTCACCGTCGATCCGCACTGAGCAGCCGCGCATCCACGGCGCGAAATTGCCCAGCATCGTGGCGGTGTTCTGCCCTTGCGTCAGATTGAGCGTGATTGTAGTCGGAACATTGAGGAACGAACTGCGCGAGTCGTATTTGAGCGACTCAGGGCCATCGAGGAAGATCAGTTCGAGCGATTGATTGACCGCGGCAACGCCCTTAACGACCTCGCCTTCGTCCTCGCCCTTGTCGGTCCCGCCCAGCTCGAACCCGTAAATGTTTGCGTAGGAAAGCAAATCCAGCACGACTTCTTGAACCGTCATGCCGGAGCGCCTTGCCTAAAGCGCAGCGTTCTGTCAATCAGGAAAGCCGAGAGCTTCCTTGATTTGCTCCTCGGTCATGCCTTTTTTCCACACGCCAGCGGCCTTCGCCCGTTCCCTGAGCGACTTCTCTTTGCGAAGCGTATTGATCGCGACCAACTCGGGATCTCTAATTGGTTCTTCCGACTCCGGCGCGACCGCGGCCTGCACTTCGATAAACTCCGGAACCCACTGTTGCTGGTAATCGGGATTTCCGATCAGATCGAATTTGTCGCGGTCGTAATCCTCCAGCGACATTTCAAATACGAACCCGTTGAACTCCGGTCGCAGCGCCGATTGACCGTAGTTTTTTGTGCTGATGCCGCACACAGGGAACCCCGTTTGTCCATGCGAAGCGGCACGATTGATTAACCTTACTCGATGCATTGCCCCTGATAACAGAAGGGCGGTCAGGTGTCGAGCCCGACCGCCCCCTATGGTCATTTCTGTGCCTTAACCTCTACGTTCCGACATTCCTCGCCAACGGATTAATGTCAATCGGCTTGCGCCCTTCCCACGACATAAACCCGCCGACTGCGTACCAAATTTGACCTGTTTCGTCTTGGCAGAACTTGCGACTGGCCGCCTCAATCACGAACAAATCCCCCGATCGCCCGCTTTGGGCGAAAACCAGAACAGGATCGTTTTTCTTTTCCTGTCCCGGTGGTTCCGGTGGTTTGCCCTTCGCCTGATCAAAAGTCGCGCTCACTATTTCCCCGTAGACAAGAACTACGTGAACAGGAGCCTTATCGACAATGTTCAGGATCGGCTGCTCGTAATTGGGCGGTTGGAAGTCTTTGTTCATGTGCCAAGAGCGACAATGTCGACCGGCTTGAACTCGTCGTTACCCGCAACCCCGTGCGAGTTGTAGAAGATCTGCCCAGTCCTGTCCTGCACGAACTTTCGTTTGGCAGGCTCAGGAAGCAGAAACTCCTGCGAGCGACCGCTCTGGACGAACACCAGATGGTCGTAATCCTTGCCGTCCTCCGGCATCGTCGGCACGTTACTGCCGTCGAACACTAGGATCGTGACCACGTTGGTCGGTGTCGTCTGGTCAATGACCGGCTTACTGCCGTCAATGACAGGATCCTCGAAGTCCTCCCACGCAGCCGCATTGATCTGCGCTTCGACTTCTTTGGCTCCTGCTTTGTTGCGCTCGTCCTCCGCGGCGTCGTCGGCCCCAGCGTCTTTCGACGCTTTCCCGCCCTTTAACGCCGCGATGATCTCCGCTTTGGTGGCGCTCGAAGGTACGTCGATGCCGCGTTCCTCCGCGAGATCCCGCAGCTCGGGAACTGTCATCGCGTTGTACTCGTCATCGGTCAGTTTTTTGTGATTCATTTGAAATACTCCTTCCTGTGGTTGCTGCGTTTAGGTGACTGTCGGGAATCCGTCAGCCGGATAAGCGTGCTCGATCACGACGAAGTTGGGATATTTGCTATCCGCCCTCTGTGTCGCACAACTGCCGAACACGGTTTCCACACCGATACCGTGATCCATGCCGTGGTTGCGGTGTTCCTCGGTGCGCGCGGCGCGAGCGTTGCGTCCCTTGAGTGAACCGTAACCGCAGATGCCAGCCATTTCGCCAAGACCGAGGGTGTAACAGAACGGAACTCCGAAGCTGTTGACCTCGATAACGAGCGAACCTACAGGGTGCGAATCGGTGAGATTCGCCAATAGCCACGGGGCTACGTTCCAAGTGATTCCAGAACCAGGGAAGGTCGTGACTGCGATACCAGCAGCAGCCGCGCGCAGCCTGCTCGCCATTGTGAGCTTGTTGCCGTTGTTCACCGTGTAGGTGTAGAGGCCGATCTTGCCGGCGTTAGCGCCGGTCAGATTGTAAATCGCCACGTAGCGCACGGTCGTTGTGTCGGCGGCAACCGTATTCCCATTGGTGTACGTCCACGGGGCATTACTGAATGCCTCGAAGTAGTTGGGAGCAGGTACCAGCGCCGCGCCTGTCGCGTCACCACCACCGGTGATGTCGTAGGCGTTGTTGTCGGCAGGGATCGCCGCACCCAAGAAGGCGCGCGGTTGAATCACTGACCCGACTGGACCGTAGGCTTCGTGATCTCGGACGTACCAGCGGTAAATACCGTGGCCGTTCCAATCCACAAAATCCCCTCGGAAGATCGGGTTGCCTTTGCCGCGGTTCTCCGCGTACTGCAACGCCTGCAAGTAGGCCGATTCACTTCCAAGCGGAGCGAACGCAAACTGCGTCCCGAAGAACAGGAACTGCTCAACGAAACCGCCCGCGTCGTTCTTGATGGTCCCAACGGGTTTACCGCCGAGTCCGGAGAGAACCAGCCCGCTCTTGGTGATCGTGTTGGTGCTCATTACGTCAGCCGATTTGAGCAGGTCGCGCCCACCCTTGAAATTCGGGCGAACCATGTTGATGCCGCTAGTCTTGGCGGCTTGAATCAGCCCCATCATCAGATCCTCGGAGATTTTCCGGCCAAGTCGCGCGCGAAGCAGCTTGTTGGACAGGTTATCCCACTGGGAGCCGACTACGGTTTCCTCTTGGGCAACGTCAGTGATACCGATACCGAACCATTGGCGCCCGATCTTGCACGGGAAGCCGCCGATGCGGAGTTTTTCTTCGTTGCCGCTTCGGTCGCCTTCACCCTGCGCACCAGGCCCACCCAACGGAGCGACTGTCGGAATGTTGATGGTGTTGCCATCGACCTTCGATAGATCGTCGTATTGGATGAACGGTTTGCTCGAGCCGGGACCACCGATCATTTCGTCACTAAACACATTGGCTTGCTCGGCGCCCATAAGGATGCGTTTAACCCAAAGCTCCTCTGCGGCCTTGGGGTTCATCGCTACCTCGTTGGCGTACGTCAGGACGTTAATCTTGTTGTACGACACGCCGAGTTGCTGTGTCAGCAACGGGTTGACCAGCCACACCGCGAAAAATGCTCCGATACTTTGGGTAGCGAGCAAGACCGTCAGCGCAGTGGTCAGGTGAAGCAAGGCAATGGCCTTGCGATATTGAAACTTCATTACTTTCCTCCTAATTTTGGTGACGAGGAAAGAGCGTGTAGCGCAAGAGATACGGGGCTACCGAACAGCGGCAGCAATCCCCTCATTGGCCTTGGCTGCATTGTCCAAGTCCGCAAGAGTGGCTTTATCACTTCGCAGATATTCGACGCTCGTTTTGTCGTCTGTTGATTCTGCGGGTTTCCCCGGCACGGCGGTTTTGGCACCGGATACCGGAGTAGCCTTCTTCTGAGTTGGCGCTGTCGTTGTCTTTTGGGCTGGCTTGGCAGTGGCTTTGGGCGCGATCCCGAGTTCCCGAGCGACGATTTCAGTCACGCGCTCAGGAGCGGTATCAGCGTACAGGATCGGATGCTCAGGGTGGCGAGGATCTTTCATTTCCTCAAACCGTTTAGCGATCGCCTTGCCGAGAACGGTTTTACTGTCCGCGGCGTCCGGAAACTGCTCGATCGCGCGCCCTTTGGATTCCTCGCGCGCGTTCTTCTGAGCGGTTACCTCTTTCTGGCGCTCGCCTTCAACCGCATACTGGATTCCTTCGAGTTTGAGTTCCTCTTTGGAAAGCTGCGCTCGCTTGTCCGCTAGTTGAACCGTAGCGGAGCGCATTGCTTTGGTGGACAGAATCTCCTCCTCGTCCTCGGGATCGATCTGTTGTTCCAGTAGCGTGATTTCGTTCTTGAGCGTTTCGACCGTGGTCAGTTGCGCGGTCAACGGATCAGGTGGCGGCGCCGTTGCGGCTTGCGCCGGCGGCTGCTCGCCCTTGACTCGTCGTTCGGCCTCGGCCCACGTAATCGGTGCGTTGGCTACTTGCGCCGCCTTATACACTGCGTTGATCGCCTTGTCTGTCGGATCGGTGTACCGGAAGCGATTCGGGAGTTCTCCACGAGGCTCCTCCGGTTCGTCGGCAGGTGGCGTCCCTTCCGGCTCGCCCTCTTGCGGGGGCTCACCTTCTGGCGCTGGTGTTTCGGCGGGTGTTTCGCCCTCAGCTCCACTGCCAGCCTCCTCAGACTTCGGCGTTACCTTAGCGGCCTCGGTCTGAACAGAATCGAGGTCATCAAGGTTCGCGTTCTCAAGAGTAGGCTGTGTAGTATCCGCTGCGGTTTCCGTAGCGGCCGTCGTTGGTGTTGCCTCGGCTTGCGCCTGAGTTGGTTCCATGCCGCGGCGCTTTGCCGAGAGCATGAAAAAGAAGCAAGCAAAAAATTCAGGCGTGCTTGTGCTGGCGCTTGGCCCAGCGCAGTCGGCGCTCCTGTTCGCGTCGGTGAGTGGGGCTTTGGAGCAGGAACTCCCCTAATCGCTTCCCCATCGCGCACAGACCGCGCGGCGGCGGGGTGCAATCTTCTCGGTCCATCGTTTTTATTACGACTTGTTGTGCCACCCGATCTTAGGGATACGCCCTATTCGTTAGGTTCGCAAGTACCGCGCAGCGCGAAGCCTCAGAATCAACCACTTGCGACCTTTGTTGGAGCGTCCTTGGTCCAACCGGCGCGGATTGCGTTCTCCTGGCACTCGCCAAAATCCTCGTAACCCTTCTGTGAAGCCTCGATCACGCGACCTCTGGCGCCTTTGCGCTTCCAATGCCAAAGGCGCTTTTTATCGCGGTAGAACACCCATTTCAAGATTCACTGGGGAAAATCACCGTCACTTCGTCGTCGGTCTTGATTCCAAGGTCATCCATCAGGCAGGGACTAAGATCCGCAACGCGGCCCGTGTTCTCGTTCGGCCCCCAGTCGGCAGGGAAGGCTTTGAGTTGTACGCCGGTCTTGTGCGCTCGCACCAGCGCCTGCCTTTCGAGCAGCTTGGGCTTTGGGGTTTTGGAATAGTCCCACCGGCAGGCAACGTAATGGACGCAATCGTTTAACCGCCGCGCCAGCCCGCTCGTCCCGCTGGGCTGGTACGGCAGGAACAAATGTGGCGCCTGCTCCATCGAACTGATAAAGGCCAGCCCTTCGCTCGGGCTTACGCCTTGATCGTTGGGACCGCCAAAGTAGGACGCTTTGCCGGTAACGCTGAACAGTCCTTCTGCGGGCGGTGGCAATGGCGGTGAGCCGTGTTCAATATCGATCCCCGACACCGCGCTGGCGATTGCCGCGCAGATCGCGCCGAACTTAATGCCGTAGATACCAGCGTCGGCCTCCGAATCGACAAAGCACACTTCGACCAGGATCGCCGGTTTGTGCGTGTTGTTGAGGAAGAACAGGTCGTTGCGGAGTTTCGCGCCGCGGTTAATGAGGCCAGAGGCATTGGCGATCTGCCTCGCCACATCACGGGCCAGAGTTTCCTGAGTCACGAACAAGACTTCGGTTCCCATCGGCTTGGCCGTCTTTTGGTAGCAGTTGAAGTGAACACTAACGTCCAAGTCGCGGGATTGGTCGTTATGGAAATTGCAGATCCGGTTCAGGTTCTCGTTCTGCGTCGTTGAAACGTCATCGTGGAAGATCTGTACTCCCACGCCAGCGTTTTGCAGCTCGAACGCGACGTCGTTGACCACCCGCCGAGCCTCGTTCACTTCGTCAAGAATATCCTTGGCGCCGCGCACGAGGCTTCCGTGACCGCTTGAGATAACGATCTTCATGGTTGTTTAGAGGCTTCCAGTTGCACCTGCGGCATGATGAGCATATTCGGGCGCCCAAGCAGCTCGGCCAGATCCTTAACGTCGACCACGCTACCGCCCCTGTATTTGCCTTCCTCGTTAGCAAACAACACGCGCACCTTGGTAGCGGTTAAGACCACCCTTTCGCGTTTGAGGATCTCCTCGATCGCAGCGTTGGCTCGATTGACTCGTGCCTGCTCTGCCTTGGCGCCGTTCTGACTTTGTTTTTTTGCCATCAGCGGCGCTTCCTGCCGCAAAAGGCAAAAATTGGCAAGGCTATTTGCGTTCGAGGGTGAGCAGGCGCTCTTTCAGGTCGGCCATTTCCTTGTCGTATATCTCTTGCCGCAATTTCTCCATGGTGGCTTCCTGTCGCGCCTGTGTTCGCAGGTATTCATCGTGAAACAGCTTAAAAGAAGTCGTGCCTTGGCTGTCCATGCGCTCGATGCGCGGCGCGGTTTCAGTTTTCCAATCTACGACCTCAGCGATTTTGTTGGTGCGCTGACCGACTCCATAAAAGAACCCAAGCACGCCAACGGCAGCAATAACAATCGGCAAACCAATAGCCAGCCACCTTGCTTTGCCGTTACCGTTCTCAGCCACGCCAGCGCCACTGGCGAAACGAGGCGCTTAATGCAAGAAAGAAAGTGGCGCGGGGTGTCGCGGGGCTTTCCCTCCCGCCTGACAGAAGCCCGCGCCGATTCTCGGCGTGTATGGGTTGATTAGAGCTTGAGGTTGTCAGCCGTTGGTTCGACCACTGGGCTGGCGGGATCGTAACTGTGCGGGTAGGGATTGGGGTTCCCGATGCGTTTCAAATCCATGCCCAGCCACATAATGCACTCCTGTAACTTGGTGATCGCCAGAGCGCGCTCACGGCTCGGAGAAAGTTCCTTCAACACCTGCAACTGCTCATCGAGATTTTTGCGCAGTTGCTTGTCGGCTTTGATGTTCTCGTCGTTTGGTAC